TACCTTTGTACTTGCGAATGTATTTGTGAGGACGGCCTTTAAACAGATCCATCTCAAGGATGTAAGAGACCGATCGCTTGAACTCATCGGTATCAACAACCTGATCCATAATTTTAGATATTTTTGCCATGAACTCTTTTTGCTGCGCCTGAGGAATAAGGACCATGAACCCTTCTGGCTCTTCCCCAGACTCAAGTTCCTCATTGGTCGAATCTGATTGCGCGACAGATGTGATAGTTCTCAATCTTGAATTTAATTTTGCGAGTCTTAATTGCTCCAGATCATACTCTGATCTTAGGCCCTGATAGTTCGTATCGCCCCTGAGGGAATTGCTTATCTCAGACTCAATCTCTCGATTGATCTCTGGCTTCATTCTTAATTGTAACCACGACTCTGGTCCACCCTCATACTTAGCCTTGATCTTCGCAAGAGCAGCGGTGCCAGCGATACGACGAGCCTCTGCCACTTGGCCGCTCATCCTTGTCACATTCTCATTGGCCGTTCGAGCTTCGCGGTTGATCTCGATAACAATGGCGTTCTTCTCTTTGAATATGTCCGGTTTAAAGCCCTCCAAAAACGACTTATCAAGACGACCCTCTTCAACCATCCTCACACCCACAGCGTAGGCGTAAACCTCAAAGGCTCTTGCGAACATCTCTGTTGGCTTTTGAAGATAGTTTTGCAGATGCCTACTGGCCGAACGATAACCCTGAGAGCTTGCAAAATCCTCAGACTTTGGACGCTCGTAATACTTAGAACTCGAAACGACATCGCCAAGCTCTTTAAAAAGTTCGGCTGATTTTTTATCTTTATCTGACAAACCATCGGAAGCTAGAGGCTGTCCCGTGCGGGCAGCGTTCCTGTCCCCAGGCTGTCCACCAAGTCGGTTTCGTGCCGTCCAAAGAGATTCCGACATTCGACCATTTGACGATAGCGACATCGCGTAGTCTACAGCGTGACCGATCTCGTGCATGAGGGATTTTGCGATCCCACCTGGATTTTTAATAATGTTGATTCTGGGATTCAGACCATGACCCACGCTCTGCATATAGTTTGCATAAACGCCGTACTGGACGTTCGAGACCTTTTGGCAGACGAAATCAATCGGGGTCTTAAAACGAATCCCCATCTCTGTGAGTACAAGTTCGCATTGTGATACTTTTTTGTTTAAGACAACTTGGATTGCTCTGGATGCCTTGCCGAAAGCAACGTGTCCAACGAGATTGCAAGTTGAATCCTTTGGACTCTCGTAATGAACAAGGCTCACCTGTCCATCCTGTTTTGTTCTTCCTCTAACCCTCACAGGGATCGCAAGATCCATTGGGCTTTGAGTCTTTGAGCCCGACCTCTCAACTGGCTTTGTATCTTGAGATTCTTGAGCGGCCTGTTGGACCAAACTTAAGAGTTCAGCATGATGAGCCCGCTCCGCCTCGCTACCGTGCTCTGCCAAATGCTTATGAGCGGCCATATCCTCTTCTGTGATTCTCTCTTGATGATCGCCCTCGTGGTAGATGTAAACCCATTCGCCACTCTTGCCTTTATACTTGCGAATATATTTGTGAGGACGAGCCTTCATTAGATCAATAACAAATTGGAGCTTAGATTTATTCAAACCAAGAGCATCCAAGACCGCGTTCTTTGGAGAGTGAAGATTTGTTTTTACATGGTCTGGGAGTTTGCCGTCTTTGTGGACGACCCATTGCCAGCGTTCGACTTCTTGGTCTGGATCGTTGACCATTGATGTCTTTGGTTTTTCGCTAACCTCATACTTAAATGCGTGGATTGTTTTCTCTTTGCCAGTATGAGTTTTGATTTTTGAGGAGTCCAAATGAACGAGCGAAGGGGCCTCGATTCCCGCCTCCTCAAGAAGCTCTCGTTTGCCTCCATCGTGAGGGTGTTCACCGTCATCAAGATGGCCGCCAGGTAGAGTCCAACGCCCGTTATCACGACGCTTGCCCATAAGAATTGAATCTTTGTGCATGACCGCGACCGATGCCACATGGCCATCGGCACCTTTAACCATTTGTGCTTCATACTCGTGGAGTTCTTTCTTTTGCTTTTTAGCCTCGGTCTTCAGATTGTCTTTGGTTGGGTGCTCAAGGACGTGAACCAAATGCTTATGCTCTGGCACAAGTTCTTCAACACTCTCACCCTTGTCCAATCCCATCGTGCTGTCTGGAAGTGATGGGGGCGGCTTGCCAGTCACCTTTGCGTGTCGGCCTCCACCATAAGATGGGACTCGATGCTCGGCTGGTCCGATGTTTAGGAGCTTCTCAGATTTTTCCTCATCCTCATGGATCGGGCCCGGCTTTGAACCGCGATGTCGCTCGCGGGTCTGCTCCGCTCTTTGCTCCATGCGCTCATCCATGTCTTTGTACTTTGACATCTCTGGGTGTTCTTGCAAAATCTCAGGATTCTCTTTTACCTTTTGTGCCATGGTATTAGCTACTTGGACGGCCATTGGCTGGTCGTTATCACCCTTTGACACAACGTACTGAAAAGTTGTGGGGCCACAAGTTTTATCCATTGATCACCTCGGCGATCTCTTTTTTAATCTCGGTCATCATGGTCTTGAACTCGAGATCCCACTCTTCGAGGATATGAGCCTGAGCCACATAATATGGCTCCTTCTCATCGCTTGGTTTTGATTCGCCCTTAGGTCTGATCTCAACGTCGTACTTGGATCCAGCAATGGATTTGATAAGCTCAACTCGCTTACCATCAAATTCGTCCTGAGATGCGGCCTTAATAATAACTTTCATTATAAGTCCAACTCCAAGTATGCGGTCATCGACTTGATTGCAGACTCATCTGCGATAGGTTTCTTATTTGCTTTTGGGGCTTTTTGCGGCGAGGTCGCGGCCTGAGCCACTTCGGCGTCTGGTGAACCTCCCTTGCCTCCGGGGATATTAGGACCTTGGTCCTGCTCGTTGGGAGACCCAGGACCATTCTCTGGACCTTGGTCATGTTGCTCACCATTGGGACCTTCTGACCCAAGCCTGGCAAGCTCTTGCTCAAGCTCTTCAACGCTCATGTTTTCATAGTCCGGTTCAGCGGCGTCTCCACCCTGATCGGGTTCCATCGAGGCGTCGCCTTCAGGCCCCATGCCCTGCTCTTGGGCCTCGGCCTCAGTGGCGGCTTGTAGCTGTCCTGTCACGAATTGGATGAATCCAGGGTCTAAGATCATATTGCCCGGGTTCTTCTTGATTGCTTCCATATCAATGTCCTCAAGATCGTGCTCTGATCTGATCTCATTGATTGTCTTAAAGGTCTTTACCTGTTTCTCGATCTTGTTGATGTCACCCATCTCATCGCCGACATTCATGCCGACAAACTCAAACTCGAAATCAGGGTTTAAGCGATAGACGATGTACTCGTTGATTAGATTCTGGATGTGTCTGACCAGCGGTCTGAGACCCTTGTCCTGAGAGAACATGATTCTCTCAGCTTGGTTGGCCATACCGAGTCCTCCCCCGCCGCCGCCCTGTCCGGCACCCATGCGAGAGATGTCAAAGCCGATCTCGATTGGGTCCATTTGGAAGACCCCGCAGATCGTCTTAATACAGTATTCCATCCACTTACCGAACTCCATCTCCCGATTGGTTGAGTGCAAGGAGACCCAGTTCATTTTTGAGTCCTTGCCGAGGGACATGATGGGCGTTCGCCAAGCATTGTTGATGCCTGTGACCTGCTGATACCATTGTCTTCGGAAGGCCTCTAATTGGTCAGGCGGGACCGATCCCTCAAATGCTAAAACGCCCTTGATGGATGAGCCCTGTGAGAAGAATTTGCGATTGTAGGTCTCAGCATTCATGTGGGATGTGATCGCGGTGACAAGCATCTCGATCTCTGAGAATCCATACCCTTGGGCCACGATGTCTGTCCGAGGATTTCTCACCCCGAAGGCCATCTCCCATTCGTCAAAGGTGTGTCTGACAACCCCGTTGATCACCTGTGCTGTTCTTGGATGTTGAGACTTGTATTCCTTAAACGCCCCTTGGGATGCGTAAGGGTTGATGATCACTGGGTCGATGTACGGAGCACCCACGCGCTCCATGTTTTCTTTCATGTCTGAGATCAGCCGGATTGTTCCCGCATCCACCGCGCCAAAGCGGTAAGGCATACCGTTGTTTCTGGGCGTGATCTCGAAGTTGATTTGGTCAAAGGTGAGTGAGTCGCGTACGATTTTTCTGAGGAAGGTTTCAAAGCCATCTTTGCGCTTTAAATCTGGTGTGTCCTCAAAGGATTCTGGGACTCCGCAATTCATTATAAATGCTTGAATTTCCAGAGCTTCTTTAGTTTCGGCCGGAGTTGGTTCTTTCTCTTTATCTCTGAGATTGATCTTAAATCCAACTTTGTATTTGTCGATCTGAGGCATGGCAAAAGAGGCCACTTGATTGAGCCTCGTTTGGATGACCGATGCGACGATGGGATCCGCGTAAGTGATCTGTCTGCACTTGCCATAGTCCAAAAGCGAATATCGCTCTTTGTATCCGTAGCCCGTGGACTGATAAGAGAGCGGGTCAATGAGACTCGCCTTGGGATCAAACGCCTGTTCGTCAGGCTTTAAAATACCAGCTTTAATTAAATCGTGACGAAGGGGAAGAATCTCCTCCTTCACGAAGCTTACGCCTGTCGATAGAATATCTCTTACTACGCCCATTTGACCTCAACCTCTCAAACTAAACGGCTTCACCTGTTTTTGCGTCCACTGTCACCGACTGAGCCCCGCCGAATCGTGCATCGGCGACTATTGCGCCGGGCTCGTTCATGGAAGCCATTTCAGCCTTATACATCTCAAGGACGGCAGCGTCTGTTGGTGAAGAGGCCTTTACGACCTCTCCATTTACTACGCCTTGAACCTCGTTAAATTTATTTATTGAAGACGGACCTTTGCCAATCAACGCGCCGGACTTGTAGGCTTCTTCAACCTGCTGGTCCATTGGCTTGTTCATTTGGTCCTTCCAACCAGCGTCGGGTTGTCCAAACTCTGAGCCCGTATGTCCAATCTCACCCTTTGTCACCCAGCTCTCTAGAGCCTTGTCGATCTGTGAGGATTGTTGGCTCGCGATCTGAGCCTGTACGGGGTCAGCGTGGCGATTTAAAAGCATAGTGGCATTGTCTGCCAAGGGATTGCCAGTCATCGGTCCAAAGTCAAAACGATAACCTCCGGGCCCAGCCTGTGCGAGGAATGGGATGGCTTTTTGAAGTGGCATTGGTTTTCTTTTTTCAACAACCCCAGGAGAGTTCTCGTGGAGCTTGGCCAAGTTTTTAACTGGCTTCTCTTTTACGGTCTGGATCAAAGGCTCATGCTCTTGACCCTCGGTCTCGTCGCCGTCCTCGTGATGACCCTTGATTAGATCGCAAAGATCATCAAGGTGGGACTTATCAAGTCGGCCCTCTCGTTGCATATTGAGGGCTGTGGCGACC